GGGTGGTGCTGGCCTGGAGCGCAGCAGCTCGTAATCCTGGGGAACACGCACCGGGCCGACGAAGTCGGAACGAATGCCGGCATGCGCCTGGAGGTGCCAACTGGGGAGCAGACAGTGAATCGCGTGCGGGTAGCTGTCGGAGAAAACCTGCGTGGTGTTGTACGCCCGGTTCAGGTCATCACCCCGGAAGTGCCAGCGGTCCGCGACGATGCCGTCCGGCGAGCAGCCGAGCCGCACCACGCCGATATGCAACCGGGGCAGCGAGCCGTCGCTAAAGCCCGCCGTCAGCAACTTGAAACCAGCCGACACGAACGGCACCTTCATCCGGTCCAGCCGGTTCATGCGCACCACGTACTCGAACAGGCTGTCGCGCAGCTGCTTGTCGATCTGCGTGATGTTCTGGCAGATGAAATACACGTCCCACCCGTATTTGCGGGCGTGGATGGCCCATTCCAGCAGCTCCGAACGGCCCTTGTCCTGGAAGTTGCGCGTGTTCAGCCAGGACGCGCACTCATCCAGGAACAGCGCCCCGTTATGCGCCTCGTCAAAGCCATCGAGCAGCCTGGGCGACGGCGGCGTGTACTCAAAGCCCTTGGCCGTATGCTTGCAGATCGGCTCAAAGTCGATGAAACGATTGCCCGACCCGATGGCGTACAGGTCCGCCGACGTCGGCTTGTCCGGCACCCGTATCACCGTCTGCCTGGACTGGCCCGGCATCATGTGTTCCATGAAAACGTCGCAGTTGGTCGCCACCCGCTTGCCCGCACGCAGGTAGTCGCGCAAAAGCTTCATCGCGCCCTTGCCCTTGCCGCTACCCAGCTTGCCGGTGATCGCGTAGACGGCCATTAAAGCCCCCTTCCGTAACGCTCGATCAACATGCCAGCAGCAACCCCAAACAAAAACAGAACCAAAGCACATTCCCTCGGAGGTACAAAACGACGGCTTACCCACCGCGCCAACTTACGACGACGATATCGAGGAGTCTTCCCCAGCGCAAAAAGCCTAAGATGACTACCCCCGAAAAGCAGAATGCACACAACCTGCCACGCAGGCACAAACCGATGAACACGGGAAAAAAATCTATTCATGATCACACCAGCTTATCGAGAACGCGCTTTTTGTAGATGTACAGCTGGCACGCCGTGTACACGCTCATGTAGCAGCTGGCCAGGCCGTAGGTGGTCGAGTTGAAGCCCAGCGCCAGGCCCTGGGCAAAAGCCGGATGCGATGTGCTGATCGCCTGGATGGCCGGACCGCACACGAACTGCGCGCAGCCCTGGCCCGCTGCCCACAAGACGCTGACCATGACCACCAGGGTGGTGACCGCCCAGGCACGCATGCCCAGCTGCGAAGTGGCGTTAAAGCCGATGAAGGCTAGGATTGATTGAAACATGGTGAACCTCCTTGTTATGCCGCGAGCGCGTCACGGATTTGTTTGACACAGCCGAGCAGGCAGAAGAACGCCAGCACGCCATTGATGAAAGTACCGAATACGTTGATCGGGCCGCAAATGTCCATTTCCACCAGCCCACCACCCAGCGGACCCTCCAGCTTCGGATTGACACAAAACGCGGTCGGAATCTGCGGGATGAACGTCCACTGGAAATCCCAGGTGTAGCCACCCATCGACTTGAGATAATCGTCCCAGGCCTTCCGGTTGTCCCGATACGCCGTGTCCGTCGATGTCATCGAGCTGTCAGCCGCCATGTTGACTTCGCACCTGGGCTGCGAGCTACCGCCGCATGCAATCGTTGACGTTTGCGCCACCCCTACCGACGCCACCAGGGACAGGACCACCAGCAGGAAAAAGCGCCTCATGATCATGCCTTCAATGCGTTCTGGACCTGCTTGACGCAGCCATACACGCACGCCAAGGCCAGCACCCCGTTCAGGAAGAACGAGAACATGTTGAACTTACCGCAGATGTTCATTTCCACCGCCTCACCCGTCACCGGGTTGCGCACGCTCGGATTCGCGCAGGCCGCCGTCGGTATCTGCGGGATGAACGTCCACTGGAATTTGTCCTTGGGGATGCCACTCATATTCCCCTTCAATCCCGTGTACGCGCTGTCGATGCCCGCCCTGGCCGTAGTGTCCTTGCTGTACATATCTGAGTCCGCACTGGCAACCACCGCACACGCGCCCTGCCCAGGCCCGCCGCATCCCATCCCGTTGTTAGGGTCCTTGGGCGGCGTCACGCTGCTATTGACGATCACATACCCGCCTGTACCTGGGTCGTAGACCCCGGTGTCAACACAGCCCTTGCTGCCATCCGTCCGGCTGAAACACACGCTAAAACCACTCGTGCTTTTGGCCGACACATCCAGCGTACCGTTCGAGCCTGGCACCGACATCGTGTAGGCGTCCACCAGGCCATCACAAGCGGGATTCAGCTTGTCCGTCATCAGGAACTTGCCGGTCGGCTCATACAGCACTTCGCAGGTCGTGTCCGTTGGCTTCTTCACCGCCGATGGCGTGACCAAGTCGCATTTCTTGATGTCCGTCTGGTTCAGCTTGTACCCGGCATCGCAGTTGATCGTCACCGGCTTTGACTGGTCCGTGTGCAAGATCACCTCGCCCTGGTAGAAACTGCCTGATGTCTCGCTGTACGCGAATCGCACCGGAATTTTCGGTCTGCCCGTCCCAGGGAATCGCTGCTCCAGCTGCGCATTCTCGCTGGCCGTGCGCTGCCCACAGTAGATGAATTGCTGCTGGTTGACCGGATCGGTCGTAGGCAAGGCGGCGTTCCACTGGCACGGCGTCACATGCGCAACAAACGGGGTCGCCGTGTCCGGCCCCTGCGGTTGCTTCACGATGATCACCCCGATCACACCGGTGAAAGTGCCCGTCGCCGTCGTGGAAGCGGTCGCCTTTTGCGCAATGTATTGCATCGTCGCGTAAGAGTCCGGTTGCGTGTTGCTGTCACCAGGGTCCTGCCGGTAATAGCCGATGTCCACGTTATCCCCCGGCCCTAAAGGACCCGTAGGCATCACACCGCTGGACGTCGCCCCAATGCTGATTTTCGCCGTCACATCGCGCTTACCCGGTTGCGGGTCATCAAACTTCGCCGGGTCCGGGTTCTCCCGCTTCTTGTCCGGTGCCAGGCTGATGGTGATCGCGGGCTTCGGCTGCTGGGCCGAAGGAATAGGAGTCTTGCTGGTGCAAGGCGCAGACAGAGCGAACTTATTGCAGTCCCACCAGACGACAGAAGTCAGCGCCCCTGTAATACCGACAACCAAATCCGCGACCACAAGATTAGTCCCAACCAGCAGCCAGGGAATAACTATCGGTACAAACGCGCCAGCATTCCGAATCGGCACCACGATCAGCGACGCCGACACAAAAGAGATAGCGAGGATTTTTTTAAACGATGCCATTTTCAAGCGCCATGAAAAACGGCCAGGTCGCTAAACACTGGCCGAAAGGGTCTAACTGATGGAAACCGATTAACCGGCTTTGCTGAAGGCCTTCTTCATCATCTTGATACCCCAGAAACCGCCAGCCACCAGCACGGCCACGGCGAAGGCGGCGGTGATGTAGGTGGTTGCCTGGGCCGACAGCGCGGTGATCGCGTCAACGCCAGGATCGGCAGCCTGGGCAAAGGAACTAGCGGACACGGCCAGGGCGGCAACGACGACAGCGGCTTTGTTGAAACGTACGTTCATGTGAAATCTCTTTCAGGAGAGCCGGTTATGAAACCCCGGGTTGGCAAGCCGGGGAGTGATGCGAAAAATTTTCCGTGACGAGTCACATAATTAATCAAGCGACTCGATTGCCTGACGTGCGATCCGCCGTATGGCGCCACCGGCATAGCCGAGGCCGAACGCCGTGAGGCAATAGCCGACGATGAGATACACGCTCATTTGTGATCGAACCATCGATGGACGATGTACTTGACCAGGTAGACACCCGCGACAAACAACCCGGTCAGAAGAAGAATGGGCCACACGGATTTGAAAAGCACGCTCATCGCTGCCCTCCACATATCCAGCCCAGGGCAAACATCAGGCAGACCGCCACGCTGATCACCAAGTCAGGACTGACGGTGTCCATGATTAGGCGGCCTTGCCTTCACGGATCGCCTGAACGGGCTTGATGCCAATGACCTTCTGTGTGGTCACCTTGCCGTTGCTCTCCATGAGGATGGTCAGTTCCGCGATGAACGGGAACGGGTTATGTTTGATGGAGTCAATCAGCGCGGAGCCTTCGCACTTCAGCTCCTGCGTGCAGGTGCCCCATGCAGTCTCACCCTTCAGCTCCACATCGGTAAACAGCTTGCCGCTGTCGATGTCCTTGCCGTCGAGGTTCCCGCGAAAAAATTTAGCGCCGCGTACAGTTGCTTGTGCTTTGACTTCCATGTGATTCTCCAGTTGCTCAGGTAGGAACGTGCACCCGATTCACGCCACCGGCCACAGTGGGTTTTTCAAGACGACGCCATCAAGACCGGCAGTCGAAAAGGGCCTTCCTAAAATTTAAAATATCGCCAAGAACGCAAGCCCGCAGCCATAGCAGCCTTCTTCGCATCGTCCTTGCTGGCGAATGGCTGCGTAGCCTTCAAATCCAGCACATCGTGAACTTCCAGGCCCGCCACAGCGCCCCAACCCACAAACCGATACCACTGCACTTTGTTGTCAGTCGACCCCAACACATACGACATAAATCCTCCGATTCTTGGCTGACCATCAGGCAGCACAACGCTGCTCAATTTCGCCGGCCGCCATGTTCGCACGGCGAGCAACAACAGCCTTGTGCAGCCGCCGAGGCACTCCCGGCACCGCAATCGAATCAATCATCGCGGCCAGGTCGTCCTTGAAGTCCTGCTTCAGCAAATGGAGCACGTGACCGTAGGACGCCTTCATGTAGTGCACCAGGCGGCGCATCGCGATCCCGTACTCCTCCTGAACGACATCGGCCTTGTCCGTTACGATCTTCTCGCCCACAGCGTCAACAAGGCCCTGCAGCGCGACGAACGCCCCGCAAAAATATTTCGTGGGGTCCAGCACAACGTCATGCGGTATGACGCGGTCCCGGCATCCGAAGCGGATTTCCACGCGCACCCACTCGCTATCGGGGTTCCCGAGCTGCTTGCCCTTCTCGTAGATGCAAAGCTCTTTGCCGTTGACCTTTTTGCCGAGATACATAGTGCGGCCGTTGGAGTGCAGATCGTGGCTGTTGCCCGACTCGTAATAGCGACGCCCAGGAATTCGCCCACCACAGTTGAATTGACCATCGCGGTACAGACCATCGAAGTACTCCAGGTCGTAGCCCTCAAGTAGATCAAGTGCCGTATCGACGCGGGTGATGCGCGCATCAAGGTCCTGCATCGTGGCGTACACCGCCCGCCAGTCGCTGACCAATGAACACCCCTGCCCCGACATGTCAACCATCATCGTGCCGTTAGCACTGCCGCCACCGCACGCCACAATGGCGATGCGTAAAAACTCGCCGTTGATCCAGACACTAACGTCATGGCTCGACTCGTATCCGAACAGCCCCCTGTCATTAGGCGTGAAATTGACGGGCATCGGAAACCAGAGAG